AGCAGAAGGAGTCAAATAATTGACAGCTTTGTCAAACTGACTACCAATGATTTCACCCGTAGTGCCCGGCATTGGTGTACCACCCGTTAAAGGCGCACCAGAGAAGCCCTCAATAGCTCCCATGGTCAACCCGCCGATTGCACCTGTCTTCAGGGCATCCTTCAGATTACCACCGGCAAGCAAGGTAGCGCCTGCGCCACCCACAAAACCGCTTACCGCAGCAGCAGCCGCGGTCCCTGCTCCAACGCCCATCGCACTGGCGGCGGCAGGGCCTAAGAAGAAACCAAGGGCCACCGTGGTAACAATACGGCCCACGGTACTGCTGGCAAAGCTCTTGATGGCGTTACCAATACCTTTGAACAGTTTGCCTAGGGAAAAGTATTCTTTTAAGCCAGTGTTAGGGTTCGTGGTCCCTGCACCGCCTCTGCGGCGCAACATGCGCGCTTCAGCAGGTGTAATGTGAGCCAACATGGTGTCGCCGTTGCGGCCGTAATCAGCAATAGCCTTGGACACAGGGCTAAGCTCTGCAATACCGCCTCGGGCAAACGCTTGCGCTCCTGCAGGCTCGCCGACCATCTGGTCAATCGCCATGTTCAAGGCAGCAAAGAAGTGGGGGTCAAACTGCTCGGGAAGGATGTCGTCCGTCACTCCCATTGAGGCATACTTTTGTTTGATCTGTTCGTAGTTCTCAGGAGCGGCCAGAATCTCATCAACCATGTTGTTGAGCATGTCCAGCACTTCCATGGGGACATCCAGCTTGTCCAACTCGGCCTTAAATGCTGCAACTTCTTCCGGAGCAACCTGCGAAGCACCCGCTAACATCTCGTCGCCAAATTCCTTTGGAGACACAGTCTGGCGCATCTGATTATATACAGAAGCGGCATCGGGATTGGCAAAAGGAGAAGAAGCCTCTTGGGGCATTTCCATTGCGGCTTGAGGTGCTTGGTCCATGTCAGTTCCTTAGGGAAAATGGGTTGCTTGATTGTATTAGTTTGGCAGCGTAGACACAAATGAAAGTGTAGCTACAACAGACGCAGTGGATGGTTTAGTGGGTGTCCCAGAAGCCGCATAAGTTTCTATGGTTACAGACGCATTAGTTGTAGACCAGTAAATCTGGATGTAATCGCCTGCGTTCATAGACAAAAAGTAGTTCCAGCCTTTGATATCGTGGGATGGAACACCCGCACTTTTTCTAGCAGGCATACCAACTTTCCCTGTAGAACCAACAATGTCTGTGCCATTTTGTTTAAGCCAGATAAATACATCTTGCGGCGCGTTATCTAAATTTTGCAACTGAGCACTAAACTGCAAGTTGTAAATACCAGCATTAGCTACCGTTAATTTTGAGCCAGTAACTAAAGTTACCGTGTTAGAAAAGTCCGTGGTGTTTAGGGCCATCAACGTGGCGGTATTAACTGTTGCGGTCTGACTGGTAAAGTCGGAAAAAGCGCCATAAGGAAAAGCAAGATACTTTCCGCCTTCAATACCCAACAGTTCGCTCAACGCATTACGCAACTGATTAAAGTACAGGCGCAAAACGTTGGAGTATTGATCCTGATACTGCCGCTCATACGCCTGCGTACCCAGTGGCAAACTAGGCGGAGCAGGGTTAATGATGCGGTTACTACCGGCCATCAGCGTCTACCATCTTGACGGATATCAATACGAGGCGCACCAATTTGCCAAGCTGTCCCCACCTGATTGGACTCAATTTTAAAAATCATCTGACGGCCACGAAGACGGGTATATAGCTGCCCTGTAAACTCTTCCGTGATTACATAAGTACTGCCCTTGAGCACCGAACCGCTGGCCGAGCTTGTTGCGCCTGAGCCAGAATTTTGCAGGCCATAAAGCGTCATTGTCAATGTAGGCACCGCGCCAGTTGGAGAATTGACTGAATCTGAGAACGTCAGATCAGGCAACATGCGCCACACAAATCCATAGTTGTGGCCATCACCAATGTCAAACTCGGCTGAAGAAACGTAAGCATTAATCGGTGCAGGGGTGGCAGTAGCATTGTCATCCACACCCACTTCGTGATTAACGATGTTGTTGATGTATGTAGCAGCAATTGGATATTGAATTAAACCTGAATCCAACCATGCTGATCTGGCCATCGTGCCGTAGTACCACACCTGCTCTAAATAGTTGTAGACAACATATCTGTCTACAGCATTGGAGTTGGCAGAACAATAGAACCACCAGACCTCATTGAAGCCTTCGTTGGTTCCTGCAAACACTTGCTCATTTTGATCTGAATTGAAATTACTAAAAACAAACTTACGTAGATCGCAATTCAAGGTCTGTACACGGCCATCGTACATGTAGAACTTATCCACACCCATCCAATACACAATACCAGAAGCAATAACTGCAGCGTTTGGACCAACAATAGAAATGTTGTCCCCCAAGAGCTGAGAACCCCACACATAAGGAGGGCCTAAGTACTGCAGTGAATACAGCGAAGAGTCAGTAAAAACCACAATCTCTTGACGAGTTTGGACAGATGTAATGATCCTTGAGCCGTGGGACAAGCGCACACTGCCGGCCTGATTGGTCGCTGTGGGTGTCCAATTGTAGGGATCATCCTGACTAGACCAACGGATCAACAAAGGATCAATTGTTGCACTGCCATAGTCATTACATCCAAAAGCAAGGATGAAACGGGATGTATCTGAAACGGTAAAAGTGTTGGTTGACGTAGGAACATCCACGATCAACGAAATATAAACACCTGTCCCCGTAGAGGACGTGCTAATCAAGGTTCCTGCGCTGTTTGTGATCTTAAACGTCAAGCCCTCTACCTGATACACATAGTATGTTGTGGTAGCATAAATACCCGTGGGCAGCGAAGTAGTGGCCGCAAACTGGATTGCTGCGCCTTCGTTAAAGCCCACAGTGGAAGTCACCACCGTAGGAGAAGCATTGGTGAATGTCACAGTGCCGCCAAGGCTATTAAGCAGCACACCACGGGTGGTTACACCGGAGGTTGCGCTCCAGTAATACATGCCCGCGCCCCGCGGACCGTAGATTAAGTCTTGGCCATAATTGATCTGGTTCCAAATCTGCAGACTAACACTAGAAGTTGCGCCGACACCCCAACCGCCACCACCCCAACCGCCAGCGCCCCAGCCAACTAAAGGGGTTTGTATGGCAGGGCCAACAGCAATCTGATAAGTAGCAACAACGGATGCACCCCCCGTAGAACCCGCGGCAATAACCGTAGGAGAGGTAGAAATTGTATATGTATCAACCGTCAAGACGGTAATTTGAAACTCAGCGTTATACGTCGTAGCGTATGTGCCTGTAGCCCCGCTGAATGTAACAAAGTCGCCGGTAGCCCCGCCGTGGGCGGTATCCGTTACGGTTACTGTAGTTGTACCATCCCCAGCAAACGGGTTGTTGTTAATGGTTGAAGATGCACGAATAGGCGTAATATCGTAGTATGTACCGGTCTGCGCAATGTAAAACTTTAAGTTTGTACCAACGCCTACCAAATTAGCGCTTGTTAATGTCACCCAATTCCACAATGAACGGCAAACACCAAGAAAAAACCCTGTGGAAATCCGAGCCCAACCCCCAATTTTTTCAGGAGTGCCTTGACGAAAACGGATTTTGTCGCATTCGTACCAGCCGCCCTCATTGGTATAGCGGGTATTTTCCCGGTTGACGCCCGGCTTAAACAGAATTTTTTGTAATGGCATCGGTCAATCCAGTAAGGCGCACTCAGCCGTGCGACGTTTAAGTAGTCCCGGCAATACCTTGCCGCCACCTTTAGTCCAGAGCATCAGTTGTTCTTTTGCCCCTTCCCAATCATTGGCATTGATTTTCCTCTTTAACGTGGAAGTCTGCAAGCGTCCTGTGCCCAAGTTATAACAAAAATCTACAATCGCATTGCATTTACGTACGTCTGTAATCAGACCGGGGCAGTTACGCAAGACTCCGGGTAAGTATGTGTGTTCTAACTCAATCATCAAAAGCGCCCGTGCCGTGGGTTCATCCATCGGCGCGTCTTCTAGCGTTACCTTGCGTTTGTCTGCGTAGTAGGTAGAGCCGTAACCAATCGTAGCCACACCCGCCGGACACAAGTACGGCTTGGCACGGTAGCCCTCAAACTGACGGCAAAGACTGGCGGCTAACTCTAAGTTCATATTCCACGCTGCTTCAGAGTTCTGTCGAGGAACCAATTGTT